GGTGGCGGCACAGGAACAGTTGCCGCAACAGGAAGTGGTGGCGGTGGTGGTGGCGGTGGCGGTGGACCATTAGGCAATGGTGGTGCTGGTGGCAATGGTAATTCATCTACTACAACAGCTAGTGTGGCTGGTGGTGGCGGTGGTGGCAATGGTGGTGGTTCTGCTGGTGGTAACGCTACAACTGGAGTTGGCGGTACAGGGGGTAATAACAATGCTGGTACAGGTGGTGGCGCATCTCAAACTGCTGGTTTTAATGGTGGTGGTGCTGGTGGGGCTACAACTTCTACAACTACTTCTGGTGGTTCTGGTATTGAAATTGCAAATGCTGGTATGGGAAGCGCTGGCGGCGGTGCTGGTGGTGGTCAAGCAAGTATAACCGATACATCTGGCTTATTTGGTGGTGGCGGTGGTGGCGGTAGAATAACTACAGCAAATGCAGTAAGCGCTGGCTCTGCTGGCTCCCAAGGCGGTATTATTATTGTCTATTCCACAGGTGGTTCGACAACTAATAAAAATATTACAATTTCTTCCTCTGCAGCTTTGTCTTTGTTATATAACGCTAAATATGTAAGAACCTACACTGTAACTTCTACAAGCACTCCTAGCATTACTAGACTATTAAGGCTATTTAGGACACTCTCTGCAAGTGCTACAGGAAGCCCCACTATAAACAGATTATTAAATCTATTTAGAACTTTATCAATATCTGTTACAGGGTCTCCGACAATCAGTAAAGTATCTACTTATTTAAAAGCGTTATCTGTAGCAGTAACAGGAGTAGTATCTTTAGCTTATGCTGCAGCAAAAAAAGCTACTCTATTAGTATCTAGTACGGCTACAGTAAGCATTAGTAGACTGTCCAGCTACTTTAGAACATTATCTGTAGTGTCTACAGGTGCTGTATCCTATATCAGAGCCATTAACAAGACTATTACTCAAGCAGTAACAGGAGCAGTATCTTTAGTACCTATTAAATTAAAGATATTATTATTATCTGTACTAAGTAGCACAACAGTTACATTAAATAAAGTATTAAGTTATTCAAGAACATTGTCTGTTGTTTCTACATCTACTTTGTCTATAGCTAAAGCTATAAACAAAATAATGACTACTATAGTAGAACATACTATTGTAGTATTAAGTAATGCAGCTATGCATTTAGTAGCTTTATCTAAAATGGTAACTGGTTCGCCAACGCTTACAAAAGCAGTTATTAAGCCTTTATCTGTTTTAGTAACAGCAAGTGTTTCATTTATTAAAGCATTAAGTAAAACTTTTACAGTATTATCTACTTCAATTATTAGTTTAATTAAGAGCATTACTAAGACTATTAGCCAGTTAGTAACAAGTACAATAACTATAGCAAAAGCTGCGTCTTTCTTAAAAGTAATTACAAGAACAGTTACAAGCACAGTATCTATAGTTAGAAACTTATTTTTCTTTAAACTATTGGCTGTTACAGCGACCAGTACAGCGTCTTTAACCAAAGGACTTGCTAAGGTAATAAGTTTAGCGTCTACAGCAACAGTTAGCTTAACTAAAATACCTGGTAAACTGTTAGCAGTCACTTCTAGTTCTGTTGTTTCTATACAACGAGCTATTAGTAAGATAATGTCTACTATTACTGAGATAGCTGTAGTAGTTTTAACTGAAAGTTCTTTTCATTTAGTACTTCTTTCTGTAACTGAAGTAACTGTAGTATCGCTAAAGAAAGCTATAGCAGTAACTAAGAATATAGCAGTAACTGGCTTACCTAGTTTGTTTAAGAGTATTCCTAGAACTCTTGCAGTGCTCTCCACAGCAGCAGTTAGCACTTCTAGAGCTATAGGTAAAATAATTAAAGCTACAGTTAGCTCTACAGTTAGTATTATTAAACATTTCTTCTTTTATAAGATTTTACAGGTTGCAGTATCTTCTACTAGTATAATTAATAAATCATTTGGTAAGATTATACAAGTTGTAGTATCTAATACAGCTAGTTTAGGAAGACTAATTGAAAAGCTTTTAAAGGTTACAAGCACAGCAATATTGTTGCTTTTCCCTGCAATCATAGAGAAGTTCGGAGCAGTAGCTAAGTTTACTTTTATTGTTGGGCCTAAGAAGCTTATGATAATGGTAATTAAAGACAGAGATATTTTAGTCGACAAGGCTGAAAAGACTTTGATTTTTGTTAAAAATCGTGTTATAATGTTATATCGGAAACTTTAATGGCTGAGTCATTTTCTTACAAGATTACTACTGAGAGTGAATTATTCACTTTTGATTTTACTCAAGTTCTTGCACCTAATGAGACTATTCTAACGGCAGATTGTTCCGTTATTGTTATGGACGGTGTAGACCCTAACCCATCAGCAATCCTTCAGGCTACTCCTATTATTGCTAATAAGACAGCGTCTCAGAGAATTATTGGTGGACTAACTGAAGTAACTTATCGTCTAGAAATGACGATTACTACTTCATTAACTAATACCTATGTAGGTGTTGGTGATCTCCCAGTCTACGCTTCTAATCTGGTATAACCTATGAGTTATCAATCAAACTATGTCAGAGGTCTTTGGAAATGTCTTTGTGAGTCGTGTGGTCGTGTAGTTAAGAATACAGAGCTTCGTCAACGCTGGGATGGTTTTATGGTTGATGAACGCTGCTGGGAACCAAGACAACCACAGGATTTTGTACGAGGTGTTGCAGACTACCAAGCACCTCCATGGACAAGACCAGAACCACAAAATCAATACATAAGAACATATTCCATTAATAAACTGGTTAACGGATACCCAGTTAACACGTTTACGTTAGGATAACTCCATGACAACAAAACCTCTATTTACCAATAATGCTGCTACTGCTTTAGCCAAGGCTATTACACCTACTGACACAGTATTACAGATTACTGCAGGAACAGGTAATTACTTCCCATCACCTACTGGTGGTAACTACTTTATGTTAACATTAATTCAAATTAATAATCCTGAAGTAGCTGAAATAGTACAATGTACAGCACGTGTGGGAGATATATTAACTGTTGTTCGTGGTCAAGAAGGAACACAGCCACAAATTTTTAATATTAGTGATAATGTTGAATTACGGATTACTGCTGGTAGTTTAAATTTATTTGCTGCTAGTAGAGACACTGTTACAGTATTTCAAGAATATCAAACAGCTTCTGCAAATCAAACAATATTTAATATAGGTTCTTTTACATATTTAGTAGGTTATAATGCTTTATCTGTTTATGTAAACGGAAGTAAACAAATTAATGGCTTAAATTATACAGAAACATCTTCGTCTGTTGTTACTTTTATTTCTGGTTTAAATGTTGGAGATGTAGTTGAATTTATTTTTGTAGAAAATATTTATGGCTAATATGCTTTTTGCAAACAATTGTAATACTACTTTAAGTGGTTTAGCAGTTCAAATAACCCAAGTATCTGGTGGTACGCAAGGCAACTGTGCTTATACAGCAATACGACTTTTTTAAGGTTAAATTATGACAACATTAATTCCAAAATATGACCAAGGCTCTACAGGCTCTGTTAATATTCCTATTAGAACAAAACTTGGTGAAACTATTTCAGTTATAGATTTTGGTGCAGACCCTACAGGAACTTCTGATAGCTCTTTGGCAATTCAAAATGCAATTAACGCTGCTTCAACAACATCTGGAATAGTTACACTTCCAGCAGGAACTTTTCTTATAAATACTGCAATTAGCTTAATTGGTAAATATGTAACAATTATTGGTGCAGGGCAAACAAATACAATTATTAAAGCTAATGCTACTTTAATTTCTGTGTTTAATATATTTGATACAACAGATATTACATTAAGCCCTTTTACAATTCAAGATTTACAAATTGATGGGAACAATACAACAACTAATGGTATATATGTTCAATATAGACATCATTCCTTAGTCAAAAATGTATTTATTATAAATTGCACAAACGGCATGTATGAAATTAATACATATATTAATCTTAGAGAAAACGTAGGAATTTCAAATTGTGGTAATGGTCTTTATTTAGCTGGAACAAACCATAATACTCATTGGAATAGATGCAATATACAAAATTTTAATGGTACAGGTATTTTTGTGGATAAGGGTGGAGTAGACTCTCAAAATTATGCTTTATTATTTTCAGCTTGTGATGTTGAGTTTGGAACTGGAGCAGGTATAACATTTAATGGCTCAAGTGCAACATTTGATACTTGTTACATTGGTGAAAATGTAAGCGGCCCAGTATTTACATTAAACAACGGAAATGTATTAATACAAGGCGGTTTTTATTTATTTGGATATACAACTGCTTCATATGGATTTAGTGTTAATGCTGGAAAAATTCAAGTTCAATCAGGCATTATATCTAACCAAGGAGCTTTAGGGCCTGTAGGAATGGTTCGTGGAACTGGTACTGGAAAAATTAAATTCTTTGATAATGCAGATGCACAAGGTTTTGGTGGAACTATTGCAATTACTGGTGATTTTTTAGATTACGGCCCTGCTGCTACTGTATTTGCAACTCGTTACGGAAAAAATTATACTGTTGCTAGTTATAATGCAAATGCAACTGTTACATCTTCAACTCCTTCAAATCCCATAGGAAAAACTCTTACAGTATCTTCTATTACAGGAAGCACACCTGCCGTAGTTGAATTTAGTACACCATTAGTTAATACATCTGAATGGCAATTAAATGCCCCTTTATATCTTGTAATTGTTTATTCATCTAACGTAGCATTTAATGTAAGATTATCTAATGGTGTTTTTGGTTCTGGAACTTTGTTGCCTTTAGGTTCATTACCAAGTACAAGTGGAGTAATAAGCACTTATATTAAAATGGACCAATCATTTGATACTAATGCTTACACTACATTAGAAATTTACAATGGCTCTCCTGCTGCTGGAAATACATTTACTTTGTATGAAGTATATTTAGCAGACCAAGCTATGATGGCTACTGGCGATGGTAATTTAAGCAATCTTTATAAGTGCTAATTATGAATACATATACTTGGCTAGTTGATGCTTTAGATTGCATTCCATCTCAGGATGGGCAGACTAATGTTGTGTTCTGTGTTCATTGGAGAGTCAATGGAACAGATGGTACACATAACGCAACTGTTTATGGAGCACAGCCATTAACATATACAGCAGGAACACCTTTTACGCCTTATGCTGGACTTACACAAGAAACTGTGATACAATGGGTGCAATCTGCTATGGGTGCTGAACAAGTAGCATCTATACAAACTTCATTGGATAATCAGATAGCTACTCTAGTTAACCCACCTATTGTAACTCCACCTTTACCTTGGAATAATTAATGAAGACATTTACATTAGAAGATAACGAAGCAGCGTTTATTATTGCAACTATTGGTCGCTTACCTATTGAGTCAGGTGCTGCTCCAATTTATGCAAAACTACAACAACAGGCTGCGTTGATTACGCCTCCTGAAGAACCAACTTTACCACAAGAATAATCCTATGTCCGACCAAATAGAAACCAGAGTAGTACGCCTTGAGATTAAAGCAGACAACCATGAAGATGATATTAAAGAGCTTCGCAGGTCTGCTACTGATCTGTCAAAAGCCATGGCAAGTATAGAAAAGAATCTAGCACAGATTAAATATATTGCCATAGGTGCTCTGGCTGTAGTAGTAACCCAGTCCCTTGGACTTGATCGTGCAATTAAACTATTATTTGGAGGCTAAATGTCTACAACCTTTACAGTAAGCCGTGATCAGATTATCCAGTTAGCATTACGCAAGCTTGGTGTATTGGAACTTGGTGACACTCCTGATGCAGCTACAGTATCTAATGCATCACTAGCTCTTAACTTATTTATTAAACAGATGGCAACATCTGGTTTAAAGTTATGGAAAGTTAATGAGTTAGTATTACCACTTGTTGCTGGACAGACTGAGTATGTTATTGGCCCAGCTAGTACCGGTACGGTAGATCTGAATACAGATAAACCACTTAAAGTAATACAAGCTTGGTTACGTAATGTAACTGTAACACCATCTACAGATGATGTACAGATTCAGTTGCTAAGCAAACAAGAATACAATATGTTAGGTTCAAAGTTTAGTACTGGAACACCTAACTCCTTATACATGGATGTACGTAATACTACAAGTAATGTATACATGTACGTTACACCAGATTCATATACACAGTTTAATCAACAGTTACACTTTATTGTGCAACAACCGATGGCTGATATTATGACAGCACAAGCTATTCCAGACTTTCCCACTGAGTGGATGAATGTATTGGTATGGAACCTTGCTGACCAACTAGCTATTGAATATAGTGTTCCAGGTAATCATCGTCAAGAGATTGCTTTGCGTGCTAAGATTTACAAAGAAGAATTAGAGGGATGGGACGTTGAAACTTACTCTACATTCTTCCAACCTGACATGAGAATGGGAAGACCCTCTTCTAACAACCTACCATAATAGGATACTATGCCAATTGCAAGACTACCTTTAACACAACCAATAGAGACTCGTGATGGTACCTTGGCAAAGGATTCTAAATGTGTCAATGGTTACTTTGAGACTGTTGGACAGAAGCGAGAGTTTATTAAACGCCCAGGTATAAAAGATACCGGTGCAACACTTGCCAATGCACAGGGACAAGGATTATATAACTTTAATGGTTCGTTATTTGCTGCTGTGAATAACGTTCTATATAAGATTAATCCTACAACTTATGCTGTAACTACTATTGGTACTATGACTGGTACTATAGGTGGTATAGTACAGCAGTGTTATTTTAATAGCACACTTAACAACACATACTTGTTTGTACAGAATCAAGTAAATGGTTACACATACAATCCAGCTACAGGCGTCTTTGCTAAGGTCGTTGATGATGGTATTAC